ATCTACCGAAAGTAAAGGCAGAGCAATATCTCCGTGACGTGATGATGAGATATCGTAACAAACTTGTATACGACGCTAACACTGGAGAGGTTCGTGATGACAAGAAGTACATGGCAATGCTTGAAGATTTCTGGCTTCCTCGACGAGAAGGAGGACGTGGAACTGAAATTTCTACTCTTCCTGGAGGACAGAATCTTGGCGAAATCACGGACATCGAATACTTCAAGAAGAAACTATTCAAGTCATTAAATGTTCCTATCTCTAGAATAGAAGGAGATGGTGGATTTAATTTAGGTCGTTCTTCTGAAATACTTCGTGATGAAGTAAAATTCAGTAAGTTTGTCGGACGTTTGAGAAAGAGATTCTCAGCAATGTTTAGTGACATGCTAAGAACTCAATTGCTTCTTAAAAACATTATTACCCCAGAAGATTGGGAGGTAATGAGAGAGCATATACAATATGACTTCTTGTATGACAATCATTTCACCGAATTAAAAGAAACTGAATTGCAAAATGAGAGATTAGCTCTTCTTGGTGCAACAGAACCTTATATCGGTAAATACTATTCTCAAGATTGGGTTAGACGTAAAGTTCTACGTCAAACTGATGAAGAGATTGATGAACAGGATGCACTCATAGAACAAGAAATAGCAGATGGTGTTATTCCTGATCCTGCAGATATGATGCTAGATCCTGAAGGAACTGGTGGAATGAGACCAATGCCAGTCCCAGAAGAAGAACCACAACCAGATGTAGCGGATGCTCCTTTGAGATCTAGTGCTGTTGATACTGCAACCACTAGCGATACAATTAACCAACTTCCAACACCTAAGGGTGGAGAAATATAAATACAACTAGTTAACTTTTTGAAAAATACTTAAAATGGATGAATTAATGGATTTGATTGGTGCTGATGAGTCTGCAGCTCAGGTAACTGACAAAATTAAAGACTTATTATATGCCAAATCAGGTGAAAAAGTTGATGCTTTTAGACCTCATGTTGCTAACTCACTTTTTGGTGATCAAGAAGTAGAAACAGAAATAGATGATGAGGAACAATATGAAACTGAAGCTGAACTTGGGGTTGAAGAACCTGAAGAAGAAGCAGAAGAATAACTACTAAATAACTATTAAATGGACTTTAAAGAATAATGGCACACAGAGTAGTAGTTGGAACAGGGATGTCAGTGGCAACGGCTTTAGCGTCAGCTGCTTCAACATCTTTTGTAATTGAATCCCAATATGTGAGATTGACTCCTACAACTGAAGGAGCACATATTTCCATTTCCCAAACTTCATTATCTCCTACCGCAACCTCCTCGGATTATTATATTCCTGCAGGAGAATCGGAAACTCTTTCACTGCAAAGATATTCTTGTCCTGTAGTAGGAGTTACAACGAGTGATACTGCAACAGTTATTGATTGCCCTGAAGGAATGCAAGTTCCATTTAGTGTTGGTAACTATGTAAGTTTTAGAGCAGGGATTGCTACAATGCCTGACTTTGATTTTAACCATGCAGAAGTTACTGCGGTTAATACAACAAATGGAGTTAATGGATATCATCAAACTCGATTAACATGTGATGGTAATACTGGTGGAATTATGACCTCATTTAGTGTGGGTGGTGGTCTCAATGTTCCAGGTGCTACCTTATATTCTTCTGCAAGAATTGCAGCAAGAAGTGAGGGTGGTGCTGGTGGACTTCATATTATACAAGTTCAAACTACAGGGGATGCCTGATGAAACTCATTAGAGAAGAAATTGAAGACATAGAATTTCTCGTTGAAAATCGCAACGGTAAGAAGTCTATGTATATTGAGGGAGTATTCCTTCAAGGAAACATTAAAAACCGTAATGGTAGAATGTATCCGATGGAGACACTTCGTAAAGAAGTTGCTCGTTATAATGAGAATCATGTTCAATCAGGAAGAGCACTTGGTGAATTGGGTCACCCCGATACACCCACTGTAAATCTTGACAGGGTTTCTCATAAGATTATATCACTTAAAGAAAGTGGTTCTAATTTCATTGGTAAGGCTAAGGTTCTTGGTACACCAATGGGTAAAATTGCATCTTCACTTATTGATGAAGGTGTCAAATTAGGTGTTTCATCTCGTGGTATTGGTTCATTGAAACCAACCCGTGAAGGTGTAAATATAGTCAGTGATGACTTTATGTTAGCAACTGCTGCTGACATAGTTGCTGATCCTTCTGCTCCCGATGCATTTGTTGAGGGAATTATGGAAGGAAAGGATTGGGTATGGGATGGAGGTATTTTGCGTGAGAAGTTCGCAGAAAAGACCTATGCAACCATCAATACATTAGTTGATCAGAAAGCATTAGACGAGAAAAAACTCTCGTTATTTAATGATTTCTTATCAAACATATAAAACTTCTAAATAAATATAGGTTTTAATTACAGGAATTCGGAGAGTTACCAAAATGTCTCGTGGCACAAAATTACAAAGCATGGAAGAGGCTGTAACCCAATCCAAGACTGCGGTTAATGCTAACGCTAAACCAGCAGAACCAATGGGCAAGTTACAGAATACTCCTCAAGGGCTTACACCAATAGAAGATTTAGGTGGACCAACACCTGAAAATTATAGTCCTACCAATGATTCAGCTAAGTTGAAATCACCTGGTGCAACTCTCAAACAGGTAAAGGATGTGGTAAATAAAAATGCAGTCAAGGCAGAAGAAGTCGAGACTGAAGAGGAAGTTGTTGCTGAAGCAGAAACTCCTGCAGCAGAAGAGGAGAAACTCAAGAAAGATGATGATCTTTTTGGAGCCCCTAACAAGAAAAAAATGAAGAAAGAAGATACCGAAGTAGAAGAGTACAACATGGAAGATGATGTTAATGCACTTCTCGGCGGTGAAGAACTTTCTGAAGAATTTAAGGCAAAAGCAAAGACAATCTTTGAAGCTGCCATAAATTCAAAGGTTGCTGAAATCCGTGCTACTATTGAAGAGGAGCATGAGGCAAGAATCGCTGAAGAAATTGCCGAAGAGAAAGAAGCACTTCAAGAACGTGTAGACTCTTATCTTGAGTACGTCTCAGATGAGTGGATGGAAGAGAACCAACTCGCCATCGAGCACGGTCTTAAGACTGAACTGACTGAATCATTCCTCTCAGGAATGAGAAGTCTTTTTGAAGATAATTATGTAACTATCCCTGACGACAAATATGATGTGCTAGAAAGCATGGTAGAAAAATTAGATGATATGGAAACCAAGCTCAATGAGCAAATAGAAAAGAATATCGGATTAAACAAGAGACTTTCTGAGTCTGTTGCTGATGGTATCCTTGACACTGTTTCTGATGGATTAGCGTCCACCCAGAAAGAGAAGCTCGCTTCACTTGCTGAAAGTGTAGAGTTTGAAAGTGAGACAGAATATCGTGAAAAGTTGGAAACACTCAAGGAATCTTATTTCCCTGGTAAAACTTCAACTGCTAAAACTGAAACGTTAACAGAAGGAGAAGATGTTCCACCTGCACTTGCTACAGGTTCAATGGCATCTTACCTTAAGACTCTTTCAGCATTTAAGCAAAACTGATTTAAATATTAAACAAACTTTAACTTTATAGGTAACAAGCAAATGTTCCAATCAGAACACTTGCAGGAAAAGTGGAAGCCCCTTCTAGAAGCAGAAGGCGTTGATAAGATCTCAGATCCTCATCGTAAGGCGGTCACAGCAGTCCTGCTAGAAAACCAAGAAAAATTTTTAAGAGAGTCATCTGCTTTCTCTGAAAGCGGAATGCTCAACGAAGCAGTTCCTACTAACAGTACTGGTTCTAACACCGCAGGTCTTGCTGGTGCTGGAAACGCTGGTTTTAGTGCATCTGCTACTGCATCAGGCCCAGTTGCAGGTTTCGACCCTGTGCTAATCAGCCTCATTCGTCGTTCAATGCCTAACTTGGTCGCATATGACCTTGCTGGTGTTCAACCAATGAGTGGACCTACTGGTCTTATCTTCGCTATGCGTTCTAAGTATAACGCAATGGCTGGTGGATCTGGTGGTCAGGCAAGTACAGAAGCATTCTACAACGAACCAGATTCTGCATTCTCAGGTCAGAACAAGTCATTCGGACTTTCTGAAGGATATACAGATAGTCAGGTTGGTTTCGGTACAACTGCTCAAGCTGGTAACAACCCTGCTGCACTTAACCCTGTTGGTACTGCGTCATCTATTGACAACAGTTACAACACTGGTCAAGGTATGGCGACCAACGAGGCAGAAGGTTTAGGTGATGGCGATGATGCCTTCAACCAAATGGCCTTCTCAATCGAGAAAGTCACTGTTACTGCTAAGTCCAGAGCCCTCAAGGCAGAGTACAGTCTAGAACTTGCTCAAGACTTGAAAGCAATTCACGGTCTTAATGCAGAAGCAGAACTTGCCAACATCCTTAGTACTGAGATACTTGCTGAAATTAACAGAGAAGTTATCAGAACTATCTACAA